CCGATCATGCGTGACGCCCTGGACCCAGACACCAAGCTGCGCATGCTCAATGAGATGCTGCAATACACGCAACCCAAACTGAAGGCGGTCGAGATGAAAATCTCCGGCCACCTGGACCTGACCAATGAGCAACTCGACTCCCGTCTTGAGATGCTATTTGCCAAGGCGATGAAATGAAGATCGACGACATAGACCTGAGCAAGCTGGACCTCAGCAGGCTCACGATGGAGGAGAAGCTCCAGGTCTATGAGCTGATGCGTCTGCGTGACATCCGGGCAAAGCGCAACCGCCTGGCGATCTACTCGGCATATGCCAAGCAAGTCGAGTTCCACAACGCTGGCGCGTCGTTCCGTGAACGGCTCTTCATGGCAGGCAACCAGCTTGGCAAGACAGTGGCCGGAGCTTTCGAGGTCGCCATGCACGCGACGGGTCGTTACCCTGATTGGTGGAAGGGCAAACGCTTCCCCTATGCCACGCGCAGCATGGTGGGCTCCGAGTCTGCTGAGCTGACACGCAAAGGGGTGCAGCGCCTTCTGCTTGGCCCGCCTGAGATGCGCGACGAATGGGGCACTGGCGCGATCCCGCACGCTTGCCTGCGCGACACGTCAATGAAGCAAGGCGTGCCCGATGCCGTGTCCAGCGTAGTGGTCCGCCATGAGTGCGGCGAGGACTCGGTAATCCAGTTCAACAGCTACGACCAGGGCCGCACGAAGTGGCAGGCCGACACAGTGGACTTCGTCTGGTTCGACGAGGAGCCACCGCTGTCGATCTACTCGGAGGGCTTGACCCGTACCCAGGCAACCAATGGCCAGGTGTTCGTCACCTTCACGCCATTGCTGGGCATGTCCGACGTGGTGAAGCGGTTCCTCATCGACAAGCCTGCCGGGTCCAACGTCACTACCATGACGATATACGACGCAGGGCATTACACGGACGAGCAGCGCGAAGCGATCATCGCCAGCTACCCAGAGCACGAACGAGAGGCCCGGGCAAAGGGCATTCCTATCCTGGGCAGTGGGCGCGTGTTCCCAGTTGCCGAAGAGGCGATCAAGATACGAGCTTTCCCCATACCGCCGCATTGGCCGCGCATCACCGGCATCGACTTCGGCGTGGACCACCCGACCGCAGCCGCTTGGCTGGCATGGGACCGAGACAGCGACACGATCTACGTCACCGACACGTACCGCAAGAGTGAGCCCGGCATCGCAGGTCACGCCATGGCTGTTCGCGCCAGGGGTGAGTGGGTGCCCATCGCATGGCCGCACGATGGCTTGCAGCGGGACAAGGGCGGATCGGGCGAGCAGTTGGCCAAGCAATACCGCGACCAGGGGCTTAACCTGTTGAAGGAAAAAGCGACATTTGAGGATGGCAGCAACGGCGTGGAGGCCGGGCTATCCGACATGCTTACACGCATGCAGACCATGCGCTTTCGAGTGTTCGCTCACCTGGAAGATTGGTTCGAGGAGTTCCGCCTGTACCACCGCAAGGACGGTATGGTCGTCAAGCTCACCGATGACCTGATGTCCGCTACCAGGTACGCGCTGATGATGCGCCGCATGGCCAAGACACAGGAAGAATCCGAAGCCAGGATACGGACCAACCGTCCACCAGTCGCCCCGGCATTTGGGGTATTCGATGAAGTCACAGGATACTGAGAGGTAATTTGTATGTTTGCTGGTCTTACCCCGGAGAAGATTAAACAAATTGAAGAACAGAAAGCTAAGGATGACGCCGCTGCCGATAGGGCGCGTGGCGGCGGCGGTACAAACGCCTTGGCGCGGATAAAGCGCGGCGCTGCCCAAAACCGGGCGTCCGTCATTGCGGCACCAACCACGGGGGGCCTTATCAGCGATCAGATGACAGGGTCACCCTACGGCTCAAATCCAAACACCCGTTCCCGGTACCGGTAGTAGAGGAGATTGCCGTGAACCATGACGATATACATGCGCGTATCAGGGAAGATATGGCTAGGCAGCAAGCTGAAGATGCGGCCAGACGAGCTGCTGAAGCAGATAGGCGAGCTGCTGAAAGAGAGGCCATAGAGCGGCCTATAAGAGAGGCGGCTGCCGCTCGCGCCGCAGGTGGCGGCGGTACAAACGCCCTAGCGCGGATAAGGCGCGGCGCTGCCAAAAACCAAAAAACCTTTGTTCCGGCACCAACCACGGGGGGCCTCATCAGCAATCAGATGACAGGGCCATCCTACGGCTCAAATCCAAACACTCGTTCCCGTTCCCGGTACCGGTAGTAGCAAAATGCCCGCCGATTACATGACCCCGGCAATTGACCTTAGCGCATACGGCCAAGGCAAGATGGCCAAACCAAGCAAGATGACGATGGGCACGTCGGTAACCGCCATGGAGGGTTCGTCCCCAGTCGGTCCTAAAGTTCAAGCCCTGGGCGTGCAGCAAGCTGGCGTCCAGGTTCCGACAGGTGCTCTTGGCCAAGGCTTGGCTAGACCGCCAGTCGCCGGTCAGGCAGCCCCGACAGGTGGCCTTATTGGCAATCAGATGCTGAGGAAATAACGATGATGCAAGACACCCCGGTCGAAGAAGACCAGCAAGCAGCCAAGGAGCGCATGGAGGAGAAGCTGCAAACCTTCGGCACCAACATGGGCCATCAGCGCGATGAGTGGATTCGTTCGCGCTACAGCTACGGCGTGGACAAGCGATGGCTCGAAGACGAGGACCAGTACAACGCCAAGGACAACATCAACAAGGCAGCCAGCCAGATGATGACAAGCGTGGAGCAGGGCTACCCTGTAACCACGCAGCAGGCCAAACCTCACCGGTCAACCGTTTACATTGGCCTGACACGTCAGAAGTCCAACGCGGCAGAGGCCCGCCTTGCCGACATCCTGCTGCCCACCGATGACCGCAATTGGGGTATCCAGCCCACACCTAAGCCTGATCTGATGACCATGGCGCGTGATGAGCAAATGGCGGGTGACAAGGAAACAGGCGAGCCGCTGCTGAATCCTGATACCCAGGAGCCGCTGCGCATGAAGGACATTGCTCGGGCTGCCATGGATGTGGCGCGCAAGAAGGCCGAGGCCATGCAGTTGGAGATCAACGACCAGCTCATTGAGTGCGACTACAACGCCGAAGTGCGCAAGGTGATCCACAACTCAGCAGTGCTGGGCACCGGCGTGGTCAAGGGGCCTGTCGTCACCAACCGCACGCGCAAAGCCTGGCAGCCGTACAGGGACATGGAAGGCAACCAGATTCACACCTTGGAGATCGTCGAAGAGATCAAGCCCGCGTCGTTCAGCGTCGACCCGCGCAACGTCTGGCCAGACCCGGGCTGCGGCGACAGCATCCACAACGGCAAGGGCATCTATGAGCGCGAGCAGCTTACGTCGCGCCAGGTGCGTGAGCTGGCCAAGCAGCCGGGCTTTATGAAGGCGCAATTGCGCAAGGTGCTGGAAGAAGGTCCAAAGAAGTCGGCCACGTTCCAGGAGCTGAAGGACGAAGACCAGCGCGACATCGCACGCGACGTCTACGAGATGTGGACCTACTGGGGCGAGGTCGAGCACGAAGACCTGGAAGCCACAGGCGTCAACGTGGGTGAGAAGGACGAGCTGCGCAGCATCAGCGCATGCGTCGTAATGATCAACAGCACCGTGGTCAAGGCATTCCTGAACCCCTTGGAAGGCGGCGACTTGCCTTATGACTTCTTTGTCTGGGAGAAGGTAGCAGGCAGCGTGTGGGGCTACGGTGTGCCATACCTCATGCGCGCGCAGCAGCGCGTGCTCAATGCGGCATGGCGTCAGATGATGGACAACTCGGGCGTCACCAGCGGCCCGCAGATCATTGTCAAGGCTGGCACGATCCAGCCAGCAGACAAGCAGTGGCAGCTCAGTGCCCGCAAAATCTGGTACGCAACCGACGACGTGGACGACGTGCGCAAAGCCTTTACGGCTGTCGAGTTCAACAGCCACCAAGCCGAGCTGGCTAACATCATCAAGATGGCCATGGAGCTGGCCGACCAAGAGACTGGCGTGCCAGCAATCACCCAGGGCGAGAAGGGCGCAGCGCCTGACACCGTGGGTGGCATGCAGATGCTGATGAACAGCGCCAACGTGGTCCTGCGCCGCCTGGTCAAACAGTTCGATGACTCGGTCACCAAGCCGCACATCCGCCGGTACTACGACTACAACATGATGTACAGCGAGGACGAAGAGATCAAGGGTGACTTCAGCGTCGACGCACGCGGCTCTAGTGCCCTGCTGGTGCGCGACATCCAGAACCAGTCGTTCCTGAACCTGCTTGCCGCTGCTGCTAACCCGGTATTCGGTGTTTACCTGGACACGCAGAAGCTGTTTGAGAAAGCATTGCAAGCACAGCACATCGATCCCAAGGACGTGTTCAAGCCGGAAGACGAGCTGGAGAAGATTAAAGAGCAGATGGCCAACCCGCAGCAGCAACAGCAGGCACCCGACCCGCGTGTCCAGGCTGCACAGATTCGCGCGCAGACAGACATGGAAAGAGCCAAGGCGCAGAACGCAGGCGACATGGCAGAGATTCAATTGCGCCAAACCCTTGCTCAGCAAGAAGGCGAGCTACGCATGGCCGAGCTGCAAATGTCGCGCGAGATCGAAATGCTGAAGATGTCGAACAGCCAGAACATTAGCCTGGAAGAGATCAAAGCAAAGCTGGCCGACACGGCTATCCGCGAACGTGGCAAGAAGGAAATCTATGCCGCCGAGCAAAACCTCAAACTCCGTACCGGTTCCGGTATCTAACCAAAGGAAATTACCATGGCAGCAGTAAACGCAACCATCAGCCGCGACACCGCACCCGGTGCCGTGATCGTGACCTGGGCATTGGCCAACGCCGACACCGGCACGGCCTTCCAACTGCCTGCCGCTGGCGACATGACGTGCCACATCTTTGGCACTTTTGGCGGGGCCACCATTACCCTGCAAGGGTCAAGTGATGGGACTAACTGGCACGCGCTGACGCAGAAGGGCGGCACCGCCAACATGGCCTACACCACCGCAGCCAACCATTCACCCAACGAGATGCCGCCCTTCGTCCGCGCCATCTCGGCAGGCGGCACCGGCACGGCCATTACGGCGTCCCTTTGCTACTACCCGCGTTACACCAAAAACGCGTACTAAGCGGACAGTAGCGGGCAGTACAACATGTTGCAAGAAAACCCCTTCAGCCTTATACTATGGGCAGGGGCCTTGCGCCCAAAATATACATAGCCAGGCACTGACCTGGCTTTTTAGATGGCATGAACGATTTCACTTCCGCAACCTGGCACCAACTACGCAAATGGGCTGAAACAGAGCTTCAGCGTGCGCGTGTCAAAAATGATGCAGTCGGTCTTTCTCTCACCGACACGGCGTCACTGCGGGGCGAAATCAAAATGCTCAAACGATTTCTCGACTTGCCGAATGAGGCAACTCGGGGTGTGGTGGTTGAGCCGGACGAATAGTCCCGCATGACCTTGTGAGTAAGCCACCGAAAGGTGGCTTTTTTATTGGAGAGCATTGTGGAAGAAACTGAACTGTCTCAGGAAGAGGCTCAAAAACTTTGGAACGAGGAAGCTGACAAGCTCGATGCCGGTGATTATTCACCCGCGTTTGAGTCTCAAGCATCTGCGCCGGGCACACCGCCGCAGGAAACCCTTGATCTGGAGGACGCATCAACCCAAGTACAGGCGGCTGATCCACTCGCCGGTCTCCCGGAGGAAGTGAGGCTTGCCCTTGGCAAGATCACCCAACTGGAGCACGCAAATGCTCAATTGCTGCACCACGTAAAGACTGCCGAGGGTCGCGTGGCCGCGATACAGCGTGAGTTCCAGCAGGGACGCCAAGCAGCGACTTCGGTCGATGCGGCTCCTAGCCAGGGACAAATGACTGCCGCTGCCAAGAACCCCGAGAAGTGGGAGCAGCTCAAGCAAGATTTTCCCGAGTGGGCGGGAGCGATGGAAGAATACGTGGGCTCAAAGCTCAATGGTATGCAAAGCGGCGTACAGGCGATGCAAGTCGTCGACTACGTGCAGCAACAGCTTGCCGCAGAGCGCGCGTCCATGAAAACGGCCATTGAAGAAGCCCGAGTCGAAGGCCGGTACGAAGACTGGCGCGATACGGTGAATACACCCGAATTCGCGCAGTGGTTTGCGATCCAGTCTAACGAGGTGAAAGCCTTGGCCGACAGCTCGGCTGCCAGGGACGCGATCAAGATGTTGGACATGTTCCACAACTTGAAAGCAAAACCGGCAACGGAAATCAGGCAAGAGCGCGGAGCACGTCTCGCTGCGGCTGCGACGACCCGACCTGGACAGACACCGCCGCCCAAGACATTGGACGACATGTCGCCAACAGAACTGTGGAACTACGAGGCCAAGAAGCGCGAGGAACAACTCGCGAAACGCGGCTACTAACTTTTTTTTTGTAAGGAATCAAAATGGCTATTCAAAATTACGGCACAGTTGCATCGCGGAATTTAATCCGTGCTGCGCAAGGCATGCTTGAGCACGCCCAGCCCATCACCGTCCTTGGCGACTTCGGTACCCAGCGCGAGATGCCGCAGAATTCGACTGACACCCTGGTGTTTCGTCGTACTCTGCCATTTGGCGCAAGCACCGCAGGAACCACGATTGAGAACACCTCACGCTATGTGGGCACACCGGACATCACCGCTTCCAACTTCGTGTTGGCTGAGGGTGTGACTCCTAACTCCAACACCATTTCCTTCCAGGACGTGTCCGTTCAGCTCCAGCAGTTCGGTGTGTTGTTCAAGTACAGCTCGAAAACCGAGCAACTGTACGAAGACGACATCCCCGGCGAGATGGTCAAGCTGACTGGCGAGACCCTGGCCGAGGTGATGGAGCTGGTTCGCTACGGCGTGTTGAAGGCCGGTTCGACTGTGATCTACGCAAACGGCTCCAGCCGCGCCTCGATCAACACCGCGATCAGCCTGAATGCAATCCGCAAAGCAGCACGTACCCTGGAATCCAACCGTGCCCGCCGCGTGACCAGCCGCCTGGCTCCTGGCGTGAACTTTGGTACCCGCGCAGTGCAGCCTGCCTATGTGGTGTTCTGCCACACTGACGCAGTGTCTGACGTGCGTAACCTGCCCGGCTTTACCCGGGTGGAAGAGTACGGCAGCTTCAAGCCAATCCACGACCGTGAGATCGGTGCATGCGAAGACTTCCGCTTCGTTAGCTCCCCTCTGCTGAAGTCGTTCTTGGCTGCTGGCGCGGCAATCGGTTCGTCAGGCATGTTGTCTGTTGGCGCTGCCAACGTCGACGTGTACCCCTTCATCGTTATCGGTGAAGACTGCTGGGGCCAGGTTGCGCTGAAAGGCATGTCTGCCATCAAGCCTGTGGTGTTGAAAGCATCCCAGACCAACCACGCTAACCCACTGGGCCAATTTGGCTACGTGGGCGCTTCGACATACTTTGCTACTGTGCGTCTGAACGACGCATTTATGGCTCGTATCGAAGCTGGTGTGACCGCTCTGTAATGACTAGGGGCCGGGGCAACCCGGCTCCGTCTAACCCAAGGAAAACACCATGAGCAATGCAGCTTATTACAGCCTTCTTAACGACGGGAGATTAACTGGTGACATGATCGGTGCGGTGGAAGCCACTCCACCCGTCGCAGTTACCGGCGCAACCCTGACTTGCAGCCGCGACGTTCACGGCGGTCGAACCATCGCAATCAATGCAGCCGCAGGATGCGCAGTTACTCTGCCTAATGCGACCGGCACGGGTTCGGTATTTCGCTTTTTCATCGGCACCACCATTACATCGAACAGCACCACCATCAAGGTGAACAATGCTACCGACGTAATGTCTGGACGCGCCTTTGTTATCAGCGATGGCGCTGCTGCGGTACTTGGCTACGCCACTGCTGCCAGTTCTGACACCATCACACTCAACGGCACTACGACGGGTGGGATTGCTGGTGACATGATTGAAATTATCGACGCGTCCCCTGGAATCTTTCAGGTCAAGGTACTCACCGCTGCAACCGGCACGGAAGCAACTCCGTTCTCGGCAACTGTCTAATCTTTTTTAAGGAATTTCACCATGTCTTACAACATCGAACAAGCCAATAGTGGCTTTCTCTCGCTTACCGCTGCCGGTCTGGCTGAAGGTACTAACAGTGCCACCTTTAAGACCGCCAACACCTTGACCTTCACCAACAACGGTGTGTTCAAGTCTAAAGCAGCTACCGACAACCTGACCTTCTCGACCGGCACCGCGCTGGCCAACAGCCAGGCTTGCCTGTTTGCTGTGTGGATCAACGCATCTGGCACCGTAACGACCACTCAAGGTCCGATCCAAGCCGCAGGCGATCCTTGCCCAGTGCCCACCGCAGCGGCTTCCAACCTTACGCTGGTCGGCTTGATCAAGGTTACCACCAGCTCTGCCGCCACGTTCACGCCTGGTACTACCGACCTGTCCGCCTCTGGCGTGACCGGCGCGTACTCTGACTGCATGGACATGCCTGGCTCAGCCCAGTAAGTTGCCATCTCTCTTCTTTGAAGAGCTTTATGCAGACCGCCTTCGGGTGGTCTGCTTTTTGGCAAAACCTTTTTTTAACCCCCGGAGTAAATGATGGCAACAAAACAAAAAATCCAAGGTATTGAGATCAGCGACGATGCACCCGAAATTGACCTTGTGTCAGAGGCAAAGGACTTTGCCGCTCTTGCATCAAGCGAAGCGTTTATGAATGAGCTGGTCACGGTGATGGTCCACTCGACCACAGACGAAAACCAACCTTCCCAAGTCACTGTAAATTGCAATGGCATGAATCAACCGATCATGCGCGGCTACCCCACCACGGTTAAACGCAAGTACGTGGAAATCCTGGCGCGCATGAAAGAGACCAAGTACACCCAGATGACGCGCAACGCTGCGGCACCTGACCAGATTGATATGGTGGCCCGCCACGGCCTGGCGTACCCGTTCGACTTGGTTGAGGATAAGAACCCTCGCGGGCGCGCTTGGCTTAGCAACGTGATGGCCGAACCGGCGTAAACAAAAATGAACTTGCTTCAGCTAGTCAACCGGGCTCGCGTTGAGTGCGGTGTGTCAGGGCCTGCCCTGACTACTGCGCAAGGCCAAACAGGCGAATCCGGCAGGTTCGTCTCCTGGGTTGTGCAAGCCTGGACCGACATCCAAACAAGCAAAGAAGACTGGCTTTGGATGCGTGAGCCTTTCAATTTCAACACCGTGTCCGGCACTTGGGAATACTCAGCCACTGCTGCCGGGCTTACCGATTTTGGCAATTGGAAACGCGATAGTTTTCGTGCTTCCACCAACGGTCAAAATTACGCAGACGAACAGCTTCTGAACTACATGGAGTGGACCACGTTTCGTAACTTGTATCGTTACGCAAACATGCGCAACACCACGGCTCGCCCGGTGGTTGTGTCCATTAAGCCAGACAAAGACTTGGCTTTTGGTTCCATACCGGACGCCGTCTATGTGATTGACGGCGAGTATTACACCCAGCCGGTCACCCTGTCCGCTGACGCCGACGTCCCTCTTCTTCCTTCCCGTTTTCAAATGGCCATCGTGTATCGGTCGATGATGTACTACGCAGGGTATGAGTCCGCGCCTGAAGTGATGTCACGCGGCGAGTTTGAATACCGACGTCTGTACATGCGCATGGAGATCGACCAGCTTCCAACTTTGGTCAGTGGCCCGCCTTTAGCGTAAGGACTGACATGGCCACCGGCATGCCCCCAGTCAAGTACCAGCTCATCACGCTGCAAGGCGGGCTGGACCTGGTGACGCCGACTCTTTCCCTGCCACCCGGTGTGGCCACAGACGCAAGTAACTTCGAGGTATCGATTACCGGCGGCTACACCAGGATCGCGGGATACGAACGTTTTGACGGTCGCCCCAGTCCGTCCAACGCGACCTACACGGCCATCACCGTCGCAAGCGCCGCAACCCTGGCTGTGGGCAACACCATCACCAATCTAGCAACCACCGTATCAGGCGTGATCATTGCCATTGACGGCACAAGCGTTTTTTATACCAAGTCGGTTGGAGGCGGTTTTAGCGTTAGCAACGGCATTTACGTGGGCGCTGTGTTGCAGACAACCGTCACGGCTTTGGGTGCCAGCTCCACCGTCACCAATGCTTTGATTGCGCACTACATCTACTTGGCAGCCGAGCAGTACCGGGCCGACATTGTTGCAGTTCCTGGCAGCGGGCCTATTCGCGGAGTCGCGTATTTCAAAGGCGCAGACGTCTATGCATGGCGGAACAACTCCGCAGGCACGGCGATGGAAATTTACAAATCTACAACCAGCGGCTGGGTCTTGGTGCCCCTGGGGTATGAGCTTCAATTTAACACTGGCACGGGTGAGATTTTTGAAGGTAACACTATTGTTGGCCAGACTAGCGGCGCAACCGCCGTTGTCACCCGCGTTGCCGTCAGTTCAGGCACATGGGTTGCTGGCACGGCAGCAGGGTATATCAATTTTGCGTCAGTCACCGGAAACTTTAGCGCAGGCGAAAACATCCGCGTTGGTGGAGTTCCAAAAGCTCTTGCTGTGGCCGTGCAAGCGGCCATCACCCTGTCGCCAAGTGGCCGGGTCGATGTCTGGATCGACGACTTTGGTGGCGGCAGTCGCATTTACGGAGCGGACACCGTTAACTACGGTTTTGAGTTTGACGGCACGGTCTACACGCGCATTCGCACGGGCATGACAACGGACACCCCTGACCACGTTGTCGTTCACAAACAGCATTTATTTTTCAGCTTTGACAACTCGGTTCAGTTCTCGGGCATCGCCGACCAATACAACTGGAGCCCGGTCGTTGGGGCCGGTGAGATCGCAATGAGCGCGGTTGTTACGGCGTTTCTAGTTCAGCCAGGTAACCAATCCACAGGTGCATTGGCAATTTACTCGGATGACAACACCGCTATCTTGTACGGCACCAGCTCGGCCACTTTTCAGCTTGTGTCTTTCAACATCGGCACCGGGGCCAAAGCATTCAGTGGCCAAAACATGAACGCAAGCTACAGCTTTGATGACCGTGGCGTTATCAACATGGCGACCACGTTGAATTACGGCAACTTCGATTCGGCGTCTTTAACACTCAACGTGCGCCCGTTTATCCAAGCCCATCGCACATTGGTAACCGCAAGCGGTGTCAGCCGGGAGAAAGGTCAGTACCGGGTTTTCTTCAGCGACGGGACAGCCCTCTACGTTACTTTGAGTAACGGCCAATACCTGGGCACCATGCCCATGCAGTTTCCCAACGCCGTGACTTGTATGGCTGAAGGCGAAAAGCCGGACGGGTCCGAGACTTCTTTCTTTGGCTCGACCAACGGATACGTATACCGGCTTGACGCCGGAACGTCTTTTGACGGAGCTGAAATTCCGGCCAGCTTGGTTTTGGTGTTTAACGCCATCGGAAGCCCCAGGCTGCTAAAGCGTTTTCGCAAAGCCGCCTTGGAGATCACCGGGATCGGGTACGCTGAATTTGCGTTTAACTACGATCTGGGATACGCAACAACCGACATGGGCCAGGAAGCGGCTGTGCAATATTCAACAAACCTGGCTGCCAGTTTTTGGGACTCAGTCTATTGGGACAATTTTGTCTGGGACGGGCGGACATTGGCCCCGTCGGAGGTTGAGGTGAAAGGCACCGCTGAAAACATTTCGATCAGGATTGCAAGCAATTCTGCCGAGTTTCAACCCTTCACGATTAACTCAGCCATTCTGCATTACACACCGCGAAGAGGACTCCGATGAGCAATTCTTTTTACACGCACGGATCATTCCCGTCGACTGGATCAGCGGCCACATCGGCCACCATGCGCAACGAGCTAGACCTAATTACCCAGGGGTTTGACAAGCTGCCAACGCTGGGTGGTGCCTATGCCAACCAGGTCGTAGTCCTGTCTGCGACTGGCCTGGCCTTAGCAGCGTCTACGTCACTCAACGGCATATCGATTGGCGGCACTACCCCAGCGGCTGGCGCGTTCACCACACTGAGCGCCAGCGGCACAACCACCTTGTCCGGCCTAACAGCTTCCACGGCCTTGGCGTTGAACGCCAGCAAAAACGTCGTAAGCGTGACCAACACAGGTACGGGCAGCAACGTCCTTGCGACCAGCCCCACGCTGGTGACCCCGGCACTTGGAACGCCCTCTAGCGCGACTCTGACCAATGCAACCGGCCTACCCATCAGCACCGGCGTATCTGGCCTTGGAACAGGCGTAGCTACCTTTCTTGCTACGCCAAGCTCAGCCAATCTTGCATCTGCCGTTACGGACGAAACAGGCTCTGGCGCTTTGGTGTTTGCGACCAGCCCCACGCTGGTCACCCCAGCACTTGGAACGCCCTCTAGCGCAACTCTGACCAACGCCACGGGCTTGCCAATTTCCACAGGCGTATCGGGCCTTGGAACAGGCGTAGCTACTTTTCTGGCTACGCCAAGTTCAGCCAATCTTGCATCTGCCGTTACGGACGAAACAGGCTCTGGCTCCCTGGTGTTTGCGACCAGCCCCACGCTGGTGACCCCGGCACTTGGAACGCCCTCTAGCGCGACTCTGACCAATGCAACCGGCCTGCCAATTTCCACGGGTGTGAGCGGTCTAGGTACGGGTGTTGCGACTTTTCTTGCTACGCCAAGCTCAGCCAATCTTGCATCTGCCGTTACGGACGAAACAGGCTCTGGCGCTTTGGTGTTTGCGACCAGCCCCACGCTGGTGACCCCGGCTCTTGGCACACCCTCTAGCGCGACTTTGACCAATGCAACCGGCCTACCCATCAGCACAGGTGTCAGCGGCCTTGGAACAGGCGTAGCTACCTTCCTGGCTACGCCAAGTTCAGCCAATCTTGCATCTGCCGTTACGGACGAAACAGGCTCTGGCGCTCTGGTGTTTGCGACCAGCCCCACGCTGGTGACCCCGGCCCTTGGAACGCCCTCTAGCGGCGTGGTGACTAACCTGACAGGCACTGCATCCATCAACATTAACGGCACTGTAGGGGCAACCACCGCCAGCACTGGCTCCTTCACATCCCTCGCCTATAACACTACGTTGACAGGCGGCACGGGCATTGTCAACCTTGGCAGCGGGCAGTTTTACAAAGACGCCAGCGGCCTTGTAGGTATTGGCACTGCTACACCAACGGTTAAGCTACAAGTGACGACAGCAAGTGCCGCAGCACTTCCCGCATCCAGCGGCACTACATTGTCAGCAAGTACTCTGATTAGGTTGGGTACAAGTTCAGATTCGGCTGGTGGCATAGGAACGATTGGTCTAGCTACTAACCAAATGTGGATACAAGCCTCCGACCAAACTAACTTAGCTACTTCCTACCAATTGCTGTTGAACCCCAATGGCGGAAACGTTGGGATTGGTACTACTTCGCCAAGCTCAAAACTTCATGTGGTATCAAGCTCCGGTGAAAACAAAATAATTTCGGAGGCAACCGCCGCATCTCAACAGGCTTCACTGTCCCTTGTTGTCCAAGCGGCTACACCGGGTCAGACGGTTATCTACATGGGCAAAACGGGGGCTACAACCAACGGGCAATTGGGGTATGACCCTAACACCGATGCCATGACGCTGTACACCAGCAACTCAGAACGGATGCGTATTGCGTCCAATGGTTATGTTGGCATTCAAAATACCGTGCCTGCCGCACCGTTACACGTTGGCCCATTAAATGGCACAGGCTCTCTTAACGGCTACACAAGATTTGCGGTTGAATCTACTGACTATGCAGTAGCAACTTGGAAAGCGCCTGCGGCTAACTTCAGCCAAATCATCTTTACGGACACCACAAACTCAAGTCTTGGAGGCATCAACTATTTTAACTCAAGCAACGCCACGCCTAATGCAATGGCGTTTTTAACTGCTGGCTCAGAACGGATGCGTATCGACTCCAGCGGCAACGTGGGGATTGGTACGAGTTCTCCAGCAGCAAGATTGGATGTAAGAACTGCGGCACTTGGTACTGCATTGCAGTTAACAGATGACACGAATTATGGCGCTAACTTTATTGGAGTGTCGGGCGGTTTAAAACTTGCCATGAATGGTTCGCAGACATTTGCAATATTTCAATCCACTAATGAAAGATTGACCATCAACTCCAGCGGCAATGTGGGGATTGGTACAAGTTCGCCAAACAAAAAGCTAGAGGTAGTAAGTGCTGGTGAAATAATCAGAGCAACAAGTTCTACTGGCGCAAATGACCAAGTTATATCTATAAAGAACGATAGTGGTACAGCAGACTGCTCTACAAATATTTTCTTTGCTGATAGATATGCCGCAACTAGTTATGCAAGTTCTTATATAAGAGGAACATCCTCTGGAACATCTGCTTTAATTTTTGCAACTG